GTGGTTTTGGTGTCACCTAGCACAGTTACATCAAGTAGAGTAACTGTGCTGGATCCGACTTACGCCGAATCCTTAGGTGTTTCTTCTGCAGAAACGACTGGTTCAGCAACGGGCTGACCGTCAATAAGACCAAGCATAATCGCTTCATCGCGATTCTCTTCATTCTGCAAAAATTGCAGTAACGCATTAGGGGTCATGGTCAAACTTAGCTCTAAGTTTAGCCGGAAGACCCATAAAAGCCGTATCAGCGGCTTTAATTGCGTTCAACGCAGTGTGATAATCACCCACACCACTAAAATCGCCGTAGGACGGCTCTATGGCGGTTACTGGAAATTTACCAGTTACGCCAAAACGCTCAACCAAAACGTTAATATCACATTCATCCTTCATGTGTTGTTGAGCCAAACTCGGGTCTTTACATAAAAGACCAGACTCTTCCGAAGCAAGAGCCATATCGTAATTATAAGGATTACGTACAAAAACTTTAGTCATGGTTTAACTCCATAATTTTTATTAATAACAGTAGGCTTACGCGTAATACTACCAAACGCAGAAGCCAATTCACCAACTAACTTACCACCATCACGGGCTAAAAATGGAGCATAACCCAAATGATCATAATATTTGCCTTCAGCAATATTCTTAGGCATTAAATAATTCTCTTTAGAAGTAAGAGCAGAGGTCATACGACCTTGAAGCTCTTTCAACCATGTATCCATAACAACACGCTTAGTATCCTCTGTAACATACTTAGAACGCAATACCTCAGTTACAGTTTCAGCTTGTAACTTAGAAGTAGAAGCATCAATATTCTGCTCTTGAGCCATATTCAACTTAACTTGTTGAGCAGCAGACATCATATTAATACCAGTCTGCATAGAAGTAGACGCAGAATTAACAGCATTACCTAAAGCATTATCAACACGAGCAGCTGCACCCTGAGGTGCACTTGCTCCACCTTGTGAATAAGCTAACATAGGAGATAAACCAGCGGCCTTCATATCTTCAATAGCACGCTGATAAGACGTATTACTCATACGTTCTTGAAAATCCATCTGCTCCTTAGTTTGAGCAATATTAGCTTGATTGGCACTGGTAGTACCCAAATAAGAACCAGCTGCACCAGCTAAACCACCAAGTAAAGGAGCAATAGGAGAAATAACCTGTGTAATCGGTTTAGCAACCGACGTCACAGCATCCAAAATACCAGAAAATAAACCCATACTAACGCCCTTCGGTTGTTTCCTGACTACTCCTTACGGAGCAGTCCAGGTATATACACATTAGAAATGGTCAATCAAGCCAGGTACAGAATACATCGGCATTGGACGAGCCATCTTACAATCAAAAAACGCATCCATCAAAAACTGCTGACCATTAGCAGAAGCACCAACAGCAGTAGTACGATCAATAGGTGGCGTTTCTTGAATAAACGTTGAATTCAACGTAGGCAACGAAGTGAACTTCTGAGCATAATGCCAAGGATCAATCGTACCAGCTGAAGTGGACTTAAACAAACCTGTAATCTGAGAAGGTTTGTAACGGTACTCTGCCCAACGTTCCTGGTATCCAAATACATCATCATCAGTTGAAGTACCAGTAACATAGATTTCCTTATTAAGAACAGCCTGTTCACCCAAATGAGCAAATACAGGGAAATAGAAATCATAACGAGTCTCACGAGACCACATCTTCGGCAAACCTTGCTGATATGTTAAATCAGCACGAACGTTTACCAATCCAATTATGTATCCATGTTCTTGAGCATGATACGTAAAACCATGTCCACTAGCCAACGCAGTACCCATTGCAGCCAAGTTACCAAGCGGAGTAGCACCACCAGAAATAGAAGTAGCAGACGTCTGAGCAATCGGATTAACATTGACATAAGTAGAACCACCACCAATATATTCAGGACGTTGTAAACGATAATCTTGAGGTGTAACACCAAAATGAGCGCGTAACAATTCAGTATAACGTGTACCACCACGAGCGTCACGCTCTAATAACTTCTGAATTTGAAAAGACTGACGCAACTGGTTAATAGTTGCAGCAGTAGCGTCGGTTAGATCAGCATATAAACCAGTGTTACCACCAAACTTAACATCACGGTTACCACCAGTAACAGCAGTAGGAGAATAAATTAACTCTCTGTTAGCACTAGCCGACATTTGCAAATAGGCATCATTAACACCACCACCAATAGAAGATAAACGAATAGCAGTACCATCAGTATAAATAGGTGCAGCCGTAGCTAATGGCAAAGCAACAGAATCACCCTTCTGAGGCCAAGGCAAAGCACCAGTAAAATAATCCTTACGCTTACCACGACGTAACATTGAATAATCAGTAACGTCATCACCAGAATCACCTAAATTAACAACGAGAGAATTTTGTAAATTCTCATCTCTAAACCACTCGTTATAAATCAAATTGTAAGCACGTAACGGCAAAGCATTGTGCGTTACAGTATTACTGCCTGTAATCTGACCGGCAGTAGGAAGACCAAAATGGTCAAAAATAGAACCAACAGCATATCCACCAGCTGGTGAAGTAATCTGTGGAACAACATAAGAAATAGAATCCGAAGGGTTCGCTTGCTCACCCATAAACTTAACCCAATTAGTCCAAACTAATCGGTTAGGAACAAAAAAGAAAAACGTATCTAAATGCAAATTGTCCATTACTGGAAACAAAGGCGTTGCCAAACGGGCAAACATTGTAGCCTTTACATTGTGCATATCTCCAGGGAGAACTTCATCACAGTAAATAGGTACTAAATAACCACCATCAAACGTAGTTTTATGCGCATATTGCGTATCAAAACTAGAACGCGGAATTTCCGCTTTTGGCACCATTGCAAATGAGTGCGAACTTACTGACTTATTACGATGCATAACAATCTCCCGAAGAATTCCGTACCACTCTTACGAGTGATACGGCTTAAAAAAACATTACTCGCCGTCGCGAATCATAACATCCTTAGCTCTAGAAATTAGCTTAGGAGAACCTAGCAAATCCATAGTACCAGAATTATCATCAAATGTACCAAAATAAAACAACTGAAAATCATCTGGGTGCTTATAAAGCTGATTGTCTTCGCTAGCGCGATTAACTTCGTCTTGAAACTGACGAACAGCAACACCCTCAGATGCAACAAAAGCAGGACGACCATAAGCGCCTGCAGCAGTATCCAAAATAGAAACAATAACCATCTTCATAAAAACTCCTTTAAATCTTACGTTTTAAAAGCGATAACTTAGCCAAAGCGACTTTTTCCTTTACAGCCAAACGCTCTAAAGTGTTATCTTCAAAATGTGAGCGACCTTCAAGCTCACGAGCAAATTGTATATCATTAAATACATCAGGAAACAATTCTTTAAACTTATTATCATAAAAACGTGGTGGTCGGCACTTCTTGCCACGCACCACAACCGAGTCCGTCGTATAAACATCGGACATGAACTTATCAAACCAAGCCTGACCAATACCAGGCTTGAGAGACATCTTATTAAATTCAGGATTTCGCTTAATAAGCTCACCAGTCTCTAAATCACAATACTCATAATGTTGCTCAGGATCAGTAAAAGAACCATCTTCATTAAGACGGGGTTTACCATTAACCTTCTTCATAATATATCGCGCAACATAAGCAGCAGATTCAAAATTGACATCACCAATAGAACTATAGCCATACGGCCAAAGTTCTTCAAGTATCTTTGACGTATATAAGATAGACCCAGTCTGCGTTCTTTTGAAAAACTTCTTATCTTCAAAATCAAGCCCAAAGATACAAGCATGGAAATGAGGACGATCGAAAGATTCACCATATTCACCTGCCATATAAAAACGAATAGTCTTGCCAGTATAACGTTTCCTTAACCGCTTCATAAAAAGCTGGAAATCTTCATAATGCAAAGACATATCCTTAGGACAATGCTCTGGAGCATATGTCAAAGTAATAAAACAATTACTAGTATGCATTTGTGCCTCATGCATACAACGAACCGCCCACTGACGTGAGCGTT